TCAATTTGTCCCCACATGTCGGGTCCGCTTGGTCCACGTCGTTTGTTTCGACTGCGGTAGACGGCGTAGACGAGAAGCGCTGCGGCTGCGGCGTTTTCATCTTTTGTTCTGAACCCATAAAGCATAATACATCTTCCTCCTTCTCCACTTTTTGTGCAACAAACATCACGACATTCAGTAGTTCTGTTCCACGATACGGCTTCACTTGTTCTTCAAACCATTCCCAGCGGTCAATACCAAACTTCAACACGCGCTGTTGGTTGTATTCCCCTGTTGTGATTTCTGTCTTCGTGAAAGCAAACAGGAAATGTTCCACGATTTCTAAAGGTCTTTTAAACTCTCTCCGATTGATAATCACCTCTGTTTCTTCCAGCATCACCGTATAAATCTCGCGGTTGTAACTGACTGTTCCCTTGAAACACAGGTGTTTTTTCTGACTCACCGCCAACACAATGAGAAACGGCGGATTCGGCGGTTCAACGAGGAATTGTCGCATCTCCACACGATTAGGCAGGTGTAATTTTTCTTCCGCGACGAATGAAAAGTTCCGTAAACTCGTCCTGTTCTTCGGGTTGGTCAATATTGTGAATGAACAAGCTGGACACACATGCGTGCCAATCGGATACCGCGATCGATTCCAGTCGGTGAACACGTCGGAAAAAACATGTTTCGTCGGTATCCCTTCTTGTATAGTCTCTCCGCACAGAAAACAACGACTTTCGATTTTTTCCATATGCTTCACGTCGTACGGGTCGTAGAATTCTACTTCCCGTACAATCTCGTTCCCTTTTGCATCTTTCGTGTTCTGTATGATTTTCCCCGTTCGTTTCCACGCTTCATATACCAAGCGCGTAGGCTCCATCCTCACACCTCCTTGTACACTTCAACTCCTAAAGCAAAAGCTAGTTTGTAGAATGCCCTCTCACGCTCACGATAATATTTTGACTCACTGATGCACATTTCGTTGTACACATCGCAGTCGCGTGGTTCTTCTAAATTCATATATCGCTTGATAATCAATTCGCGTTGTAGCTTCGTCAACCTGTTCACCGCGCGACGTATTCTCTCCATGTACTCATCCCGTTCCCGTTCGAAATCCACTTTTCGTATTGCAACATCTTCCGTAGACGAATGAAACGCATTTGTCTGCGACGACGGTACGAGAGAGTACGTTTGCGTCACGCGTGGCAGGAATTCGTCCGGGACTGTCAGCATATACATGCGATATTTTTCAAGCGCCGCCTCGACTGCTTCTTTTGTTTTCTCGCCGTCAACATCGCGAAGGAATGACATTTGTTTATATTTTTTACCCAACCGGACCACTCCCGTGTTATAATTTGTCTAGGAACCGTTGTATTCACCGTCATTCCTCTTGACCGGGAGAAGTCCGGTCTTTTTTATTTAGGTCCGGAGCTTACGCTTTACAGTTCTGCGTTTCTTTCGGGTTATACTTATTCACGATCTTGTACCCTTGCAGCTGGTACTGTCTCACTTTCCATTTTCGTTTTGTGCGAATTTCATTGTGCGTTTTCGGATGGCGCAAAATATAGATCATTCGGCTCCCTCCTTTTTTATCTGCATCAAAGCATGGAAAGTATTTCTTTTAATTTCATCCAACAATTCAAACGCCTCATGTGGAGTTAGACCATCATCGGTCACTAATCCAGTTAGACCGGCTATAATTAATTGCTGGTTGATATTATTTAAGTCTAGCTTCATCCCTCTTCCCTCTTTTCCCTCATAAACTCCAAATAATGCTCCCGGATTCTCCATGCCATTTTCGGGCCGATTCCTGCGATTTCTTCTAATGATTCCAACCACTCTAACATAATTTTTGTGTCTAACTCGTTTTGCCGTTTTGCTCCTGCTTCAAACCCTTTATTCCATGCCGTCATTATATCTGGATGAAAGGGAGAAGAAATTTTCTCCCTCTCACGCTTGATTTTGCGTAGCGATTTCCCCATCTCACATCACTACCTTCCAACCTTTTCGAATTCGGCTGTTTAACTCGCATTTCCGCAACGGCTCATAGCGATAGACGGCTTGTCCATCTTCACGACGATATAGCAAATACCATTTTGCTTTGCGTTTTCTGCGCTTCATAGACAGACCCCGCTTTTAAGCCCCATACACGTCGATTTTAAGCTTTTGTAATGCATATAGTCTTAACCCCTTCACCTCTTGTTCCAAACGCGCTAGCGTGTCAAAATGGCGCTCATTTTGCGCTTTCAATTCGTCGTTCGCTTCTTTCAATCTCTGAACCTGATTTTCGAGTAGTAAATTTTCCTTGTAGAGCTGTTCCTTGTCTGCCATCGCTGTTTCGAACAACTCCTTCCAACTTTCTATTTCATGTTTAAGCCGTTCACATTCTTCTTCCTTCTCTGTCAACAGCTTGTGTGCGTGGATCGCTTCACGCTTTAGCCATTCGATGCCTTTGTCATCATCCGTGTCTGGCTGTGTTTCTTCTGTGACATTCGGTTCTTTCACGGTTTCTTGCGTTCCCTGCTCGGTTTCAACAGCAGTCACTGCAACCTCTTGTTGTGCTTGTTGAATCTGTTCAGTTGCTTGTTGCTCTGCTTCACTTTGTTCCAAAAGCCTATTAATGCGCCCTTTTCTGAAATATTTCCAAGAATAAAGCTGTTGGTTAGTGATACCTTTTGCTTGTGCGATCTCAGCATCACTCATGCCCTTTTTATGCATTTCAATGTACTCATCAATTGTTAGATCAATCTTTTTATTAGTCATGTCCTTTTCCTCCTTCACGTTTTTGCGATCTTTCAAAATATCATCGAGATTTTCTCCGTTCCGCAATCGCTCCAGCTGGTCGGATGTCAGCTGATATGTTCGCACTGTCGTGTCAATCCCATGCGGTCGGTTTCCGAACCGAACATTCCATTGTCGATACGGTGACACACGTGTGAACCTACTCATTCTTTTTCACCTTCTTCCGTATCTTCTTGAGCTTGTCTAGCTCGATCCAGCCACCATGTTTCTTGCTGTATGTAACAATTGATAAGCGATGATCTGGATATAGCTTTTCAAACAGCTTGCGCTTGATTGAAAATACAGGCGTTTCAAATCCTTTCACATCGACGACCTCAATTGAACCGTCAATATGATGTATCTCAAAGTCCGCGATGTACTCTGTCTTTCTGAACGTCTTGCCGTTTTTCTTGAACGACTCCAACAGCGTGTATCGCGGCTGGAGTCTAAACGACTTAATTTCCTTGTGTTCGAGCAGCCATTTCAGCTGCTCATAGTATTTCGCTTCTGCCTTGCTGTCAAATGTATGTCCGTCAACTTCTGCTTTTCTAGATTTGTATTTACTGCCGCTCATTGTTCCACCTCGCCAATTTCATCGCAAAGGAATCTCACATCTTACATCTTCATAAGCCCATTTCCCGTCCTTCTTTTTATCCAGCAAGACGATCATTGTTCCATTGGATTCACGGACCTCAAAGCTATACATAACGTACTCATCGCCAACGCCTAGCTTTTCTCTCGCTATTCTTTCAGCTTCTTTCCATGTCAAAATTTTTCACCTTACAACAACACCCTTAATTCCTCAATAGCCGCTGTTTTGCCGTTCGTGATTGACCGTGTTTTTCTGCATATATCTCTCAAAAATCGTTTCTGGTGTTAACCCGACCATGCGTGACAAGGATAACAAGAAATGCCACAGGTCGATGACTTCTTCTTGCAATCGTTCCAAATCAATTTCCTTTTCTTGTTTCCACCATTTCCAGTTCACCTCACGGCGGATTTCGTCAATTTCACTTTCCATCGCAATTGTGATGGCGACAACCCACTCATCGAGTGTTTTATCAATATTTCGTTCTTCAATGATGCGTTCATCTAATGCTTGTTGCATGTTAAACATCTTTTCGAGTTTTTCAACCTCTTCCTCCTCGAGTATTTCCACCGCAGTTGCTAAACCTGTTGCAAAGTCGTGCAATTTGTGTCTATTTGCCTCTGAAATTAGTTTTTTAAGACGTTCCTTTGTGTTTGAAACTGTTTTTCCAAAATGTTCCAAGAAGTTTGATTTCGTCATTTTTACTCCTCCCTCGCGCTCGTAAAATAGTTATTAAACTTATCCCGTTTCGGAAATTCACCTTTTGTTGGGAACACATCGACAGGCGCTGCGCATTGATAACACTCTACTTCTTTTACGCCTTCTTTTTCGTATCGTACCCCTTTAAAGCCGCAATTCGGGCATTCATAAAATACTTTGTAGTGAGGAATGCCGTCTTTTACTTTAATGCCTGTGAGATGAAATGTCGGCTTTCCTTCTTGCGCTGCTTTTTGTTCTTGTTCCCGATACCAGTCACGGAGTGCTTCTGGGAGTAACGGGAGCACGTCTTCCATTGGCTCCATCTTGATTTCGGCTGTTTTGAAATTTTTAATCTCGATTTTTGGTTTGATGGATACTTTCTTCTTTTTGTTCCCATGATCGAGAAGCCCTAAAAAATCAAGCGTTTTATTTAATAAGCGTTCAAATGATTCGACTGGGAAATTTTCAATCTTCAAACGTGCACTTTTCTCTCCGTTTGACAACGTAATTTGAACGTTCATGCGATAACCTCCTTAAAATACATTGCTTTGCACAAGCTTAATGTAATAGTTGATATCGATGAGCTTTTTGTTCATCTTGCCGAGTTCGCCGTTCCAAACAAAACTTTGCTCGCTCGTGTGCGGCACTTTGTAGTACTTATGGTCGCGAACTTTATACACGCCACCGTAATGAAATTGATTGGTCGCAAAAATACGATTCACTTTTTGCAACGGTACCATTTTCCCTTCTACTTCGTGTGCCATCCCGTCAAATTTCCCTGCTTTGGCCACGACTTGAAACAAATCTAATTGACTGTTTTTCCACGC